CATCAAACCACTGGAGCATGCCATCTATCGATGGATTGCTCGTGTGTTTGGTGATGGTCCAACAGTTATGAAGGGTTATAATGTCGAGCGAGTTGCTCGCATAGCGCGCGGTAAATGGGATAGTTTCCACCACCCAGTGGCAGTAGGCTTGGATGCTACCAAGTTTGATATGCACGTTTCGGAGGCAATGTTGTCGTGGGAGCACAACATATACCTCCAAGTGTTCAATGGCAACTCAGAGCTTCGTGAGCTCTTGCGGTGGCAAATGAACAATATTGGTGGAGGCTATTGTGATGATGGCAAGTTGAAGTACAGTGTTGTTGGGAAGAGGTTCAGTGGAGATATGAACACAGCACTTGGAAATTGCCTCATCATGTGTGCCATGGTTTGGAGCTACGCACAGGAGCGTGGCGTCCATGTGAAACTCATCAACAATGGAGACGACTGTGTGGTTTTCATGGAAATGGAGGATCTATCTAGGTTTTCTGTGGGGTTGAATGAGTGGTTCTTGGACTTAGGGTTTCGTATGACTGTTGAAGATCCTGTGGAAGATTTCCAGAAGGTCGAGTTTTGTCAGATGAAACCAATCGAAGTGGCCGAAGGGTGGACTATGGTGCGTAACATCACCACAGCGCTCACCAAGGACACATTGTGCACGTTGCCAGTGCGCGATGAGGTCGGACTTCGGAAGTGGATGTTTAGTGTTGGCACTTGTGGACTAGCTCTGTGTCGTGGTGTGCCCATGATGCAGAACTTCTACAGGGCCTATGTGCGTGAAGGCATTGATGACCACGGTAGGGTGGGCAATGCAGTTCAGATGCAGTCCGGCATGCGGATGCTGGCTGTTGGACTGGAGGAAAGGTCTGAACAAATCACTGACAAAGCACGCTATGACGTGTACTTGGCTTGGGGCATTACACCTGATGAGCAGGTTGCCGCTGAGGAGTACTATGATAGGTGGAAATTCGATTATGCTCCCACTGATATAATCGACGAACCACTACTATATCAATGTCTATAGCTTATCATGGCAACTACTGCGGACCAGGGTGGTCTGCCGGTGCATACCAAAGTTCTGTTAATAGCAATGTTCCTGCTACCGACGTGTTTGATAGTACGTGCAAAACGCACGACGCTGTCTATGCGACTGGTGGCGACCTTGCGTCAGCAGATATCGCGTTCGCATCAGCAAACCTCACCAGCATCAACCCAAAGCGATGGGTCGCCGGAGCAGCGGTTGGGCTTCAGGGCCTGGCCAGACACGCCGGATTGATACAACGCTACGGGCGAGGGTCCGATGATAATCTACAAACCACAACCACCTTACAACCAAACCAGAGATTACCGACAACAACTAATATGACCAGAAAGGGACCGAAACCTGTTCTGGCACCATTGACCAAGAAGGAAAAGGCGAACATCAGCCGTATAAAGGCTGATTTTGCAAAGTTGCAAAACCGAGGACCACCAATGAATTTGAAGCAGAAGTCCCGGTATTTGCCACCAATTAAACCAAGCATGTCTATTGCTACACCACCAGTCAGCATTGGAACGACTGTTACTTCGACACAACCCACCACGATGCCCACACCAGATGGTGTTATGTTGAGGCATCGTGAGTTTTTGTGTCAGGTGTACGAAACAAACAATAGTAGCTTCCAGTTGAGTGCGGCGGCACCGCTCCATCCAGCGTACTATCCAGCTAGTGCTATGGGGCAATTTGCGCGAGCTTACCAGAGATATCGGTTTAGACGTATTGCGATTCATTTCGTGACGCGTCAGCCGACATCAGTTACTGGGGAGATCGCCTTGGTGTATGCGTCGCAGGTCACAGAACCAGCGGAAAATGGGGCTAGTGCCACTTTTCTGCCACGGGTTATGACACGTGGAGATGCTCTTATGGGCCCATTGTGGCAAAACCATACTTTGGAGATTCCATGTGACTCAACTTTTCGATTGATCGACCCGCTCATATCGCCGGATGTGGCTGAACACATCTTTGGTGAGGTCCAAGCCTACACGTTGAGTGGGGTGACGGACACAGCGGGGTACTTGCTAATTGATTATGATCTCGAATTTAAAACAACTATGTTTGCTCCACATTCTGCTTTGTTTCCAGTCTCGACTGGGCCTGGCGCATCGTTTGTGCTTGCTGATTCATCCACTACCCCGACCGCTGGCAATGCTGTTGCATTAACTAATGCAGCAATCACCGGTTCCGCCAACGGCACTGTTTGGAAATGTTATCTCAACCTGGATGAAAGTACCCTGGCAACGGGTACCACAGCGGCCAACGCATGGAATTCTACAGTGACGACACCAT